CCGCACCATCGCGCTGATCCGCGGCGGCCACCTCAGCAAATCCAGCACCAGCTACGAGATTCATGCCCTCGTGGAGCAGAGCACGCAGAACGACGGCAGCAAGCGCGAGCGCACGCTCGACGCGCGGCTGTTCGAGCGCATCCTGACCCGCCAGGAGCAGACCGCGCGCGGCGATCTCGAGGCGTTCCGCCGCTCGCTCGACGCCGCCGCCGGACCGTTCGAGCGCGCCGCGGACGAGCCGACGATCTACCGCGTGACCGACTGGGAAATCCTCGAAAACAGCCTCGTCACCGTCCCAGCCGACCACACCGTCGGAGTCGGGCGCTCGCACGCACGCGACACGCAGTACCACCAGCCGGCGGCGCCGGCAATCCATCATCCACAAGGAGCAACACCCATGAGCGAAGACCGCACCGCGCCGCCGCCCACCCTGGACGCCGACGCCATCCGCCGCGAGGCCATCAACCAGTTCCGCGCCGAGGACAAGAACCGACGCGACGCCATCGACGCCCTCGCCGGCCAGTTCGCCGACTCGCGCGAGATTCGCCAGATGGCCGACCAGGCCATCCGCGACGGCATCGGCTCCGACGATTTCGCCAAGAGCGTTCTGGCGCACGTCGCCAAGCGCGGCACTGCCTGGGCGCCGGAAATCGGCATGACGCAGCAGGAGGTCAAGCGCTTCTCGCTGGTCCGCGCCATCAACGCCATGCTGCAGAACGACTGGCGCCAGGCTGGGCTCGAGCGCGCCGCCAGCGATGCGTTCGCCGCCAAGGCGCAAGCCGCCGGCATCCAGCGGCAGCACGAGAACAGTTTCTTCGTGCCGCTCGAGGTCCAGAAGCGGGACTTGACCGTCGGCACCGCCACCGCCGGCGGCAACATGGTTGCGACCGAACTGCGCCCGCAGGACTTCATCGAGATGCTGCGCAACCGCACGCTGATCAAGCAGCTCGGCGCGCGCACGCTGAGCGGGCTGGTCGGCAATGCGGACATCACCCGGCAGACCGCCGCCGCCACCGGCTACTGGCTGTCGACGGAAGCGACCGCCATCACCGAGAGCCAGCAGACCGTCGGCATGCTGCAACTGCGGCCGAAGGTGCTCGGCGCTTACACCGAGATTTCCCGCCTGCTGCTCCAGCAATCCACGCCGGACGCTGATCAGTTCGTCGCTGCGGACCTGGCCGCGGTCCTCGGTGTCGCGCTTGACGCCGCCGCGATCAACACCGGCGGCTCAGGCGCACCGGTCGGTATCCTCGGTACCGCTGGCATCGGCGCCTTCACCGGCACCTCGCTGGCCGTCGCTGCGCTGCTCGACGCGCAGGCCGATGTCGCCGGCGCCAACGCGCTGACGACCGAGTGTGCGTACCTCACCACCCCGGCTGTCGCGGTGCTTCTGGCGCAGCGGCCGCGCATGACCGGCGGCCTCGAAACGCCGCTCTGGCAAGGCAACATCCTCGACGGCAACGTCCTCGGCTTCCGCGCCGCGACGAGCATGCAGGTGCCGTCGGCAACCGCGATTTTCGGCGACTTCTCGCAGGTGATCTTCGCCGAGTGGGGCGTGCTCGAGATCGCCGCCAACCCCTACGCGAACTTCGCCGCCGGCATCACCGGCATCCGGGCGTTCCTGACCGCCGACGTCGGCGTCCGCGTCGCCGGCGCGTTCTCGGCAGCCAGCACGATCACCTGATCATGGCTGGCACGAGCGATAACGGCGTGGAATGCGTGGTTCGCCGCCCCATCTGGTGCGGCGGCGCACCGCAGCAGCCCGGTGCGATTGTCTGCCTGCCGCGGGCAGACGCGCACTATGCCGCATCGCTCGGCAGGGTCGAAATCGTCGTCGCGCCGGCACCGGCGGGCGACGAGCCGCAGCAACCGGCCGCGCCGCGTGGCAGCAGGCGCGGGCGCAAGCCGCGCGAGGTGGCGTGATGGGCCGGCCATACGACGCCCCGCGGCCCTACGACGACCCGCGCTTCACCTTCGGCGGGCAGTACATCGGGCCCGTCGGCAGCAACCCCGATAGGCTGCTTGCAAGCGCCTACCGGATTGCGCCGCGCGGCTTCGCCATCCTCTGCACGGTCGCCTACAGCTACGACTCAGGCCGCGCCTACGACGACCCGCGCACGCAGTACGACGGCACGACGCAGGATTTCCCCGCGCTGCTCGACACAGCCGACGACGAATTCTTCGCCGCCGGTCACCGCACCACGCACAAGCTGCGCTACCTCGCCGGCCCGCCGATCAAGGCCGGCGACGTGGTCACCGCCGAAGGCGTGGCCTACACCGTCACCGGCATTCCGCAACGCATCAACGCCGACGAAATGCTGGCCGGCCTCGTGCGCAACACCTGAACAGGACCCCGCCATGGCTTTCCCGCTCAACCTCGACGACTTCCAGAACCCGACGCCGAGCACGCCGACCAACTCGCCAACCATGCCGCTGTCCGGGCAGATCTCGCAGCTCAACAACGCGGTCGAGGCGATCGAGGGCGTCATCGGCGTGACGGGCAGCACGGTGCCGACGTCGCTCGAGTATCGGCTGGCTGCAGTGGAATCGGAGCTGGAGACAGTTGCCGACACAGCCGACACAGCGCTCGACTATTGCAACCAGACGATCTCCGGATCGACGATTGCTGGCGCGATCGCTACCGCCATGAATACCGATGCTCTATTCAGGATCCTGCTGATCGGGGATTCGACGGCTGACGCGACGACGGAATGGGCCTATTTGCTTTTGCAACAGCTCCAGTCGCGCTACCCAAATGCGCAAGTGCAGTATTCCTTGTGGGATAACGTGAACAAGCGGTGGCCTGCGACCACAATCTTGCAGCAGGGCAGCGGCAGTGGAGGAGTAATAATCCTCAACAATTGCTCGATTGCCGGCTCTCAACCCGACTGGATCATAGGGTCAGATTTCTTCAAAATCTGTAAAGTCGGCGCAGAATTGTTGATTCTCAATCACGGGCACAACATTTCAAACAGCGACTATCCAGACGCGCAAAAAATCATCACGCAATACGAAGAAAACGTCGAAAGCGCGCTCGCAATAGTTGGTCCGTGTCATGTGATGATTATTGCGCAGAACCCGCAAATGGGTTTGTCAAATCAGACGAAAGCGACCGCCGCTCGTAAATACGCCACAGAATGCCGGTTTGTTTCAGCTGATGTCGACCTGGCTTTCGTGGCCGCCGGAAATGGGGCGAGTCTGCATTCTCCGGATCAGGTGCACCCATCCGTGCCGGATGGCCATACGCTGATCAAGAATGTCGTCCTTGATGCCATTGATAACAAGCCGTCGTACATCGTGACGCCCAGCTTGGTGAACACCTATACCGCCAACATGCTGTACAACGGAAATTTTGCCGCTGGATCGGCCAATGCCGTCCCAACTGGCTGGAGCGGAAACAACATAGGCGTCACGGATAGCATAACGCTTGGCGTCAACTGCGAGACGTTGCCCAGGGCAATATCCCTGCTTGCGGCGAGCGGTGCTGGTCAAGCATGGATCAGGCAAGAGCTGGCGATCGAGAATTTCCAGGCGTGCGTCGGCAGAATCGTGACGCTGGCTGTCAGAATGTGGAGGCCCGTCGGTGCGCCAAATACCTGTGGAAAAATTCAGCTCTACGCCAGCGGCACCGGTACGCCGTCGCATGTGTCATCGTCGTCGGATTATGGTCGAGGCGATTGGAGCTGGCGATTCGTCTCAGTGACGGTACCAGACAATGCCACCGTTCTGAGAGCGTTCATTTATGCGGACACGTCTGCAACTCCGACGACCAATCCCGCATACGCAATTCTCGTCGATCGGGCAATACTCGTAATCGGCAGGCGCCCGAGAGACGCATCATGAGTATGATATGAGCATCGCGCATACAGAGACCGCCATCCTCGCCCGCCTGGCCGCAGCCATGCCTGGAACCTTCATCGCGAAAAATCCATGACCTTGACCCTCATCACCCAGCCGGATATCGAGCCGATTACTCTAAGCGAGGTCAAGGCGCACTGTCGCATTGAGCATAGGACAGACGACACGTTGATCACCTCGCTGATCACCGCCGCGCGCCTGGCTGCCGAGCACGAGCTGCAGCGTCCGCTGATCACCCAGACCTGGCAAGCGGCGTACGAATCGTTCCCGTCCGATCACTCTGCGATCGCGCTCGGAAAATTTCGCCCGCGTGCGATCCAGGGCATCACGTATCTGGACCAAAACGGCACCGAAGCGGATATGTCCGAATCGGCCTACGTCCTGGACGCGGCAACCGTCCCCGGCTGGGTGCATCCCGCCTACAACACCTCCTGGCCGAGTGCGCGCGCGTTCGCCAACAGCGTCCGCATCCGCTTCACCGCCGGCTATGGCGATGAAGCGGCGGACGTCCCACAGTGCATCAAGCAGTGGATGCTCCTGATGATCGGCTCCATGTACGCCTTCCGCGAAGCCAGCACCGATCGCGCGCAGGCCCGGCTGCCCTACATCAACTCCCTGCTCGATCCGGAAAGGGTCTATCTGTGACCCTGTCCGCCGGCGCCATGCGCGAGCGGGTGACGCCGCAGTCAAAGTCCGTCACGCGCAACAGCATCGGCGAAGAGGTCGTCACGTGGACCGATCTCGTCACCAGCACGTCGGATCACGCCGTCTGGGCCGAAGTCACCCCGCTGCGGGGTCGCGAGTTCTTCGCCGCGAACAGCGAGCAATATGCTTGCGACATCCGCATCCGCATTCGCTATCTCGCCGCGTTGCAGCGCGACCACCGGCTGATCTGGCGCGGCGAGCCCTACGACATCACCCAGATCATCGACCCAGGCGCCAGGAAAGAAAGCCTGGAGATCCTCGCCGTCGCCGGCCAGCGCAACGGGATCGCGCCATGAACGGCAAACCATTCGAGCTCGAAGTCAAGGGGCTGGACAAGCTCAAGGCTGCCCTGCAGCAGATGCCGGACAGAATTCGCAAGCGCGCGGTCGGCAAGGCCCTGCGCGCAGCCGGGCGGATCATCCGCGACGAAGCGCGCGCCCGGGTGCCTGTCCTCAGCGAGCCGTCAAAAAACCGCCGCCCTGGCGTCCTCAAGCGCGCGATCGCCGTTCGCCGCAGCAAGATCGCTGCCAGGCAACGCCTGGTCGGCGTGTTCATCAACGTCCGCCCGCTGAAGTCGGTGCTGGCCGGAACCAAATCCGCAACGCGCAAGGCGGCACTCGGACCGGTCGGCGCAAACAACCCGAACGACCCGTTTTACTGGAGATTTGTCGAATTCGGCACGCGCAAGATGCGCGCTCGGCCGTTCCTGGCCGACGCAGCCAAGAAGCTCCCGCAAGCCGCCGATGTGTTCATCGGCATTGCCAGCGAGGAGATCAACCGGTTGAACACCAAAACATGAGCGCCGAAACCGAGCTCTATGCCGTCCTGACTGCGGCATCCGGGCTCACTGCCCTGGTCAGCACGCGCATCTATCCAGACATTCTTCCGGAAGAGCACCAACTCCCGGCCGTCGTCTACACGCGCACCGGAACGCAGCCGGTGCTGACCGTGCACGGCGGCAGTTTCGGCGACTTCACCGACCTGCAGATCAACGCTTGGGCCAAGACACGCGCCAGTGCAGCAGCCGTTGCCGAGCAGATCGAGGCCGCGCTGGTCGCGGCCAAATTCCCCAAAACCAACCGCATCAGCGGAATAGACGAAGATCTTTCTCTCTTCGTCGAAAGCATCTCGTCGACGTGGTTCGTCGCAACCTGAAATTTGAAAGGACAGCAAAATGGCAACAGCAAAGGTTTGGAAAAACGTGGCGGTCGCCATGCAGTCGGCCCTGGCGGCGGCGAAGACGATCACCGGCATCACCAAAGCGTCACCTGGCGTCGCGACATCGACCAGCCACGGTTTCAGCAATGGCGACATCGTATTCTTGACGATTAGCGGCATGTACCAGCTGAACGATAAGGCGGTCCGCGTCGCCGGAGTGACAACGGACACCTTCCAGCTCGAGGGTGTGGATACCACCTCGTTCGACACCTTCAGCAGCGGGACGGCCGAGAAAGTCACGCTGGGCACGTCGATCACCACTGCGACCAACATCACGTCGAGTGGCGGCAACTTTGACCTAATCAACTCGACGACGATCCACGGAAACGCCAAGACGCAGCTTCCGGGCCTGCCGGAAGCGACAAACTTCACGATGGATCACATCTGGGACGTCTCAGACGCCGGCCTGCTCGCCATGAAGACGGCTTCGGACAACCAGGCGAAGCGCGTCTTCAAGTTCACCTTCGGCAGCGGCGGCCAGGTGATGCTGTTCGCCGGCTATGTCGCGGCGGCTCTGCTTCCCGGCGGTTCGGCGCAGCAGCTCGTCACGACGCCGACGGTCATCACGATGAACGGCACGCCGACCTACTACGCCTCCTGATGAGCGCACTCGCCATCAAGCTGCGGCGGGCACGGGAGGTCCGCATTCCGTGCGGCCACTTCACGCTCATCGCGCAGCGCCCGACTCCGCTCGAGCACGAGGAGCGGATCCGCAACGGCAACCCGGCGCGCGGCATCCTCTCGCTGGTCAGCGGCTGGGAAGGCGTCACCGAGGCGGACCTGATCCCAAACGGCGATCCGCACCCGCTGCCGTTCGACGCCGAGGCCTGCGCCGAATGGCTGGCCGACCGGCCGGATCTGTTCGCCAAGGTTGCCGAAGCGCTCGTCGAGGCATTCAAACGTCATTGCGAAGATCTCGATGACATTTTGGGAAACTGACCGCCTGG